ATCGGGGTATCACCATCAAGAGCATCTTTGAACTGTGCATTAGAATTGGCTAAAAGCGTCATATACGCGCCAACAGGACTTGCGTCCTTATCACTTATCTTATCATCTACTTCACGCCCCAATTCCTTATAAAACGGAATGTTAGCTTGGAACAACGTACACCAAAGTGCCGCCAATCTGCCATTACGGGGTTTCATAGATAATATTTTATCAGCGAAAGATTTGTAACGTTTATCAAGACACTTTTTACATATGGGAATATATTCTCCACTATTGATAGGCGAGGCATAAAATTTATTTTTTGATAAAATTTCTCCACAATCAGCACATACCTTTTGGGAGACTTTACTAAATTCTGCCATCCTTTAATTCCTTTTTAATTCATAAAAACGACGCGCCGGTTTGTGCATTCTTTCGCCAATAAGCAAAAGACTAAGCATGGCGCGTCTGTAAACTGCGATTTGCTTTAGACAAACCAACAGTAGATATGTCTGTACTCTACGTCATCACGCGAGCCTTGGACGAATCATCTCCTTTCGTTAATTTATGCTTCTGTTGATTGTAACAAGTGGATAAATTGACAAGTTGATGACCTCTCTTTCTGTCGGAAGTATCTATATAAACCTCGATTATCCGAGGACTTTATTAAGGTATATGTCCCTTGACCAAGTTTCACCTTCTTGCTCGTTATAATAAGCCAAATGACAACTTGGTAAAGAACCTTTTCGTAAACTATTGCTATATGGGTCAATACCCATGATTGAACCAACACGATGAATCTTTACATCACCATTATCAAAAGCGCCTAAACTTTTGGTGTCGGTTGAATGCAAATGTCCGCAATACATAGCTTCAACAAACATACCTTGAACATCAGAAAAATATCGATATGTGTTAATTGCTGATTTAGTTCCGTGCTCAAGTAAAATATTATGCTGTGCTATGGTGGAAATTCGTGCAGGAACGCAATTATGCACAGTCACACGATTATTATTAGCAAGACGCAACTGAACATATTTAGCAATCAGCTTGCCAAAATTTTCCTCGGGATTGTATGCTTTTTGCTGAAGCATACGAATTTCATCATGGTTGCCTGAAATCATATCGACCATGATGAATATTCCTAATTCACGCGATAGCTTATCAAGCCATTCAGCAAAAAATTCGGAAAACTTAATTACCGTATCAACGACCGGCTCTTTTAACTTGGCAAGACTTGACATTCTTAAACAATTCTCGACCATATCGCCTAATATTCCTATATTAAGAATATTTGCGTTGCGGTCATAATTTTTAATCAGCCAATCGGCAATATATTCAAATCTTGCCCGCATAATATCGAAATTGTAGGCGTTAATAACCATGCCGTCAGCACCAACAATCTCAAAATCTGCCCCTGCATGAATATCGCTTATAAGCAACAATCCCTCATCAGCACAATCCATTTGCGCATTAAACGCTTCAACACAGTCAACAACAACAGGCTCAAATGGCTTAAGACGCTCAATTGCATCTACAACCTTTTCGCTCAACATATCCTGTCGAGCATCATGTCGTAAATTGGCGTTATATTCAAGATTGGCTGTCTGTACCTTTATCTTTTCCTTCTTGATTTCTTCAAGAATTTGCTCAAGATTTTCTTTTTCTTCTGAAGGTGCACCATCCTTGACAAGTGTATGATACTGTTCAAGGAACATTTTGAATAAATTTGAGCATCTGCGTAACGTTTCAGGTGAATACACCTCACCATCACCCGCCACAATTTCTGCCCATTCCTTTATAGATATATCGCCAACGGAAAGGGCTTGTGTTGCCCTTTCCATATAAGCAATTATCGTCTCGTTTTCATTTCTTTGCATTGGTTATCCCTTTGCCGCGATTTCTTCAATCTTGTTCTTTTTAACCCAAGCCTCGATCTGGATTCTCAGCCATTCATCAAGACCGCCACAATACTTGTCGATATATTTCTTCATCGAATCGCTCATGCCATTCAGTGCGGCAGTCTTAGCCATGTTAAATGCTTTGGCTTGCGCCTCCTTATCAAAGTTTCCGCTTTCCTTAAGACTGTCAACAAATGTCTGTGACACCATTATAACGATATCGCCAATGTTATCAATCATCTGTTGAACCTCTGCATTCTTAATTTCGGCAGTTTTAGTTCGAATAAGTTGAACGCCAAATCTAACAACAATCATTAACGCACAGGTAATTAGCGTATACAGAACTTCATTCAACGTAATTTCCATTGGACTCATCTCCCATATAATTTTCTATTCCGCTATCTTGCGGAACATTTGTATTAATTGTTATGCCTTCTTGTTTTTCTAACTCAGCCTTAAGCAGGGCAATCTTAAACGTATCAGTTGCTTTAGCACGCCAACAATATAAGCCAAATGAAGCAGTTAATATCGCGCCAATTTCACCGCCTATATAAGCCAAGGGCGCAAGGTCGTTTTGACGGTGCATCTCATAACAGCACCAAATAAGAAACGCAACGCAAATAATTACAACCGTCCATCCCATAACTTTACTCGTCGGCGGGAGTTTCTTTTCTATTTCGCTTTTGGTAGTTTTGGGCATATTTGTTAATCATCTCCGTGATATCATATTCAGCTTGCTTACGCTTTTCGTCAGACATGGTATCAACCTTTTCACGAGCAATCTGTCGGGCGATACGCTTCTTGTCAGCTTCAGATATCCTATTTTCTCTGGCACGTCTGCGTCCACCTTTGGACACGATGGTTTCGTTCACATCATCGATAAATCCATCAGTCGGAGTGAATACAGGAACATAATGTTCAGGAATATTATAAATCACCTGTTCGCCGTCTTCCATAGCGACCTGAGTACTTCCTTTAACAGTCTTGAGCTTAAATGTGCCAAGTCTCGGGAATTTGCATTCACCGTCGTAATAAATTTGCCGTATAATTACCTCGGCGATAGAATCAATGTATCGCTTTGCGGTGTTTGGGTCTTTAATATTTGCCCAAACTGCAACCGCCTTATAAAATTCATTGTCTGTCATACGGCACATACCCGATATTTACTTCTTCGTTTTTACGAATGAACTCATCTATCCATTCTTCGTCCTTGCCATAATATGGCGACTTTTCACCATAAAGCTCAATCGACCGCTGAATGTATTCTCTAAGCGGCAAACCACCATATGCAGTCGCCCTCTTTAATGCAGACTTAAAATTTGACAGTGGTCTAAAAAACGCTCCAAGGAATCCCTTTGTTGGAAGCACTACCATGCGCTTGCCCATAAGTGTTGAATAGGCTTCACGCTCAGGCAGTGGTGGATAATCCCGAAACGTGAGCGTTCCTACGTTCGCTATCCTAACTTCACATCCATGCGTAAGCGTTTCATAAACAATCTGCTCATAAGCCTCCTTGAACTTCGTACAAGTGTGCTCATCAAGCCCAGTCAGCTTAGACAGCATCTTCACAAAATCTGCGCTCGAAAGAGTGGGAAACTTGTGAGGATTACCCGCCTTCTTTTTCTTCTTTTCCTTAGTAGTATTTATATTCTCGTTTTGTTCCATTTTAATTCCTTTTATCCTTTCTGGGAATTATGTTCCCTAATGGGGGGTGAATTTGTTATATCGTACTTTGTTGATTTATCAACAATTCGTGGGTTTAATTAACATTATCAGTACAAAGTTTTTAGCAATTACACCACTTTTCAAACATCATATCACGATTATTTTCATCATAGCATTTTTCAGAACAGAACAGTTGTTCTGAACCACCGTGGCTTAAATCAGGTGTAAATCGTTTTCCACATATTGGGCAAATCTTACCCAACTTAGGTGTATTCACTTTAAGATTCTCAACAATCTCTGCGCCGAAGCACGACCACAGCAACTTCTTTTGACTATTCGTCTTAACCGTGTACATATACGCAACAAGCGAATTTGTAACATAGTCAACATTATAACCTGTGGCAAGAATCTTATCACGGATGAACTTGGTAGCATAAGCATCGTCATCATCAACGTTATCGTTCTCTTCGTTAAACTCTGCTTGATGTGCATTCCAGTAATTATACGCTTGAATCACCGGATGGTCTTCTTGTACAGTATAATCCACCCCTTCCTTCATCAGCATACGGTAATCAAATTTGCCTACAGTCTTGCAATATTTAATCTTGACCGCTTCAATGTCATCACCATTCTTATCCTTACGCATTGACCATCCGTTGACGTGTTCTGGCAGACGATTCATGAAAGATTGGTTAGGAGGCTCAACTTGCTCATTGGTTTTATCCTTGGCGTATTTGAAATAGTGGGGGAGCTTGCCGTGAATTAAGGGTTTGATGATTTCATTTTTGTCTTCTGGACGAGGGGGCATATACAAACATTTGGCAGCATCAATTGACCAATTAGACTCAGCAACCAACCACGCCATTGCTTTACGTTTTTCCTCTGTTATCTCCCCACTATTCCATATCTTACTACAAGAATTTGAATAAATTCCAATCTTGCCATACTTGAAAGCAGCTATTAATCCATCGTAAATGTTTTGTGGGGTAATCTGCACAGCATTTGAATGCCCCATTGCGTAATTAAGGGGATAGAAATTGGGTTGTATACGCTTAGCAACTTTGTTTAGCGTATTATTTTTTATGACCAACATCTGATCACCGTCCCAGTCGAGAGCCACTATTTTACTTATCAAGTCATGACAGCTTGTATACAGGCACTTAGTCACAAACCATTTCTTAGTTTCTTCATCGTTTCGATTTCTTCTTACGCAATGTTCAAAATAAAGGTGGGGGCTTCTTAAACAGTCTAATTCAGCACCATTACCAAACTGCGATATACTAACCTCTCCATCCTGTAATAGCCCCTCCGGATTTTCTTTATGTTGGAACAGCCATTCACAAAAAGCGTACAGGTCAGGCGAAACAAGACGGTAATATCCGTTTACCCTCAAACGCCCTGCTTTCGCTTGCTTAACAAGACTACGCTTAGTCTGCTTCAAGATTTCCCGGTGGTAAGCATCACGGAACAATTCGGGATACAGCATCAAGCCCTGTTGGAAATAATTGGGGGTTTGATTATAGGGCATAGCCCCCAATAGCTTCGTGTTTGTCCTGTAATCTTCACCAACATTATCAATTTCTTTGTTAGTGAATTTAAGTAGTTTGTCTATCTCGTTGTCCTTAATGTCATACAAAGTTTGGAGCATCTGGTAATTGATTTGTGCCTTGGGAACATAAGGACGCTCCTCGTTACAGTAACACATATGGCAACCATATTTCTTAAAATTGGCTTTATATTCATCCCATGACTTAAACGTTTTCCAGAGCTTAAATTGGCTCTTGGTCAAGATATACTTTATATCATCTTCGATAACATTGTATTCTTTGCCATATATATCTTTTACAATCCATTGCTCAGGCGTACATTTTTCACGCAAAAACTTATCAAACGGAAATTGTATCAACGCACCTTTAATGAAGGGCGCACGCGCTATTCGTGTAGTCCCCGCATCACAGCGCATGAGACCGCACCCATCGTTCATTTGAACACTTGTACTTGTATACTGATTTGTAATTTCATACGTAGCAGTATCGATGCAGTCCATCTGCCCCCATACCATCAACTCATGGTCATCAACCACAATCGCCTTATCGATATCAAAGTCTTCCCACACATCTGTAGCAGAGCCATTCAGCGACGTATAAGCAAGCCATTTGTTAATTATACATCCACCACGTTTATTGACCTCTTCACGGCTTAATCCGCACGTCAAAGTCATCCACACACGATTAAGCAGTTGCTCCTCAATGAACAACCCACGATGTTTTCTAA